TGCGCTTCCGCCATCGCCATACATTCTGTGTTGATAATAAGCAGAGGATGACGAATCAGAGTTAAGCAAGATGTTAAAGTCGTTGATAGTTCCGCTACCAGAATTTCGTACAAAGTAGCGAATTTGCAAATGCGTATAAGTCTGCGGAATAGCCGAGAAGGTAATAGACGATTGCCCGCCTGAGCCAACCGTCACACTTCCTAGCGCGTCAAATGCACCTGCTGGGCCCGAGAACAAATGTCCAGAAACCCCAGAGGCAAATACACCTGTGAGTAATGGGGACATTAGGCTATGTCACCCACTACTACGAATGTTGGTGTGGCTCCGCCAGTTGTGCAGACTACCTGAGCACCTGCATACTGAGCACGAATCTTAGGAGCAGTGGCTGTAGCACCTGTTGACTGAATAGTAACACCTGACCCTTGGCTGAATGTAACCTGACCAGCACCTGTCTGTAAGACAGTGATGATGTCGCCAGCAGCAAAGACTGATGGTGGCACGGTCACGGTCACAGCAGAAGCACCAGTTGAGGTGACCACGTTATCAGCATCGGTCAGAGCCAATGTGTATGTGGTGCCTGATGTCGTGGCAAGAGTAGGACGCTGCTTAGCCAGTGGTGTGCCACCAGCAGTAGAGCCATCATGGACTACGACAACCTTCTTGTCAGTGTCAACGGTAAGTTCGCCAACAAGACCAGTAAATGAAGTGTGAGCAGAAGTTGTACCTCTGCGGCGTTGGTAAGCGAAACTCATGGTACGGTTCCCCAATCAGTTGAGATAGATGTTGTAGATGTCCACGAAGCGGTCGTTCCGTTTGTGGTCAGGTATTTGCCACTGTTGCCCGTTTGAGACGGGATGAAGCTAGCTGCAGTTGTGGCGCTGGCAGCAGCGGAAGTTGCTGATGTAGCAGCAGATGCTGCTGAAGTAGATGCAGCAGCAGCCTGTGTGGTTGCCGTAGCTGCAGATGCCGCTGCTAATGTTTCATAGTTCAGCGCATTGGATGCGCTAGTAGCAGCAGAGGATGCCGAGGTTGCAGCTGAGGCAGCCGATGTAGCAGCCTGAGCCTGCACCGTAGCAATGTTGATGTAGGTAGCAGTCGTAGTATCTGGGTCAGTGATAGCACCCATGTCTCGTACCAAGCCTGAGCCAGTCTGTCCGGTGATAGCCGTGTACGAAGCGGCAGCTGAGCTGGCGCTAGTAGAGGCAGCAGTAGCACTTGCCGCAGCAGATGTAGCACTTGTTGCCGCAGCGGTAGCACTAGAAGCCGCTGCTGTAGCTGAGGCAGCTACGGTAGAGACCGAAGCCGCTGCTGAGGTGGCAGAGGTAGCTGCTGAGTTGGCTGAGGTTAGGGCGTTAGAAGCCTGTGTAGAGGCGCTAGAGGCGCTTGTAGCAGCAGCAGTGGCTGAGGCAGCAGCAGATGTAGCTGAGGTCGCAGCAGCCGTTGCAGAGGCTGCAGCAGCTGATGTGGCAGCAGCCGAGCTAGCGGCTGATGTAGCAGCAGCAGTGGCTGAGGCAGCAGCGCTGGTAGCGCTGGTGGCTGCAGCGGTAGCTGAAGCAGCAGCTGAAGTAGCCGAAGTGGCAGCAGCAGTCTGGCTGGTCAGTGCGCTGGAAGCGCTAGTAGCAGCACTGGTAGCAGAGGTAGCAGCAGCTGCAGCGTTAGCTGCACCCGTAGAGATGTTGGCATCTACGTAATACTTTGTAGCTACATCCTGTGCGTTGGTAGGGTTAGCAGCACCTGTGATGGCGTAGCCACCAGCAGCCAGAGCTGAGCCGAGAGTTTTGTTCGAGATAGTCTGGGCATCGGTATCTCCCACAACGTTGCCAGTAATTCCATGCACACCAGCACTAGCGTTGACGTGAAGGTTAGACTCACGAAGGTCACGACCGATAACCATGTGACGAATGACCGCACCAGCTGAGTGGTCGACAGGAGAAGAGCCGTCCACTCCACGGGTAACCGTGATAGTGGTAGAGCTGGACGAGGTGACGTCAATGATTTCTTCAAGGGCAGTATCTGGGTCAATGACCACAGTGAATGTCTGACCAGCAGATAGGGTGATGCCGGGCATCAAGGTAGCTGCAGAAACAACTGGCAGCACCGTTGCTCCTGAAGTTACAGAGCCAGTGAGTGTGGTCTGTTGGGACCGTGAGGTGTACTTACGAACTGTCATCTATCTACCTATCGGCTGTAGTGGACGCGGGCGGGGAACTGAAGCTTCTGCTTGAGTGACTCTTCTTCCAGACGGGTCTGGAATAGTTGCTGAAGATTCTTGCTGACGTTGATGCCAGCGCCATAAGGGCGCTTGCTGTCGTACTCATCAGCCGCTGCAGAAGTAATAGACATACGGGCTGGGTCAATGTAGGAAGTCAGACGAGCTGCTGCTCCGTAGATAAGTACGTCGCGCATGGTCGAAGGCAACCCTGTGGTTGCTTCAAAGTTGTCTGACTCTGAGGTAAAGAGTGAGGGTTGCTTAGCATAGACACAGTGCACGGTACGACCGGGCAGGATGTTGTCGTACAAAGAAACGGTACGGCTGTAGCCAGAGGTGATTCCGTCTGGTGTCTGTACTCCCCATGTGTTGGTATCAGCCAGTGGGTCCCAACGCCATTGGCGGATGGGCAACCATTCCTTGGTAGGACCAACAGTCTGCCATGCCATGTGCAAAATCTGGATAGCCTCAGAAGGAATCTGGTAGGTAGTACGGGATGCTAGGAATGAGAAGTCCGTTGAGCCAGTAGCAAAGACTTTAGGGTAGACAGAGTTAATCGTGTCGTTGATAGCACGCATGATGGAGATGCGTGGGTAGGTAGGAGTGATGGTTACCTTTGTGCTGACCGCATGAGCAGCAGCAGTGGTGCTGTTGTAGCCACGCCCATAAGGGGCGATGGTCAGAGTATTGGACTGACGGTCGTAGGACTCAACCCACATCATCTCGTCCTCAATCTCAATGACACCCTTACCAATGTTGCTGGTATCTCCCACATACAGAACCAAGTCACCAGAGGTGCATGGCTGAGTCAGGTAGGTAGCACGGTCTTGACGGTAGGTGTACCCCTGAATGTCAAGCTGTGTATCGTTAATTAAATCGCCAAGAGTTGTCATCAGGTATGGATAGTCCTCAATGCGGTAACCGCTTCGACGTTCTCACTACGACGGGTGGACGTAGCGGCAATAGTGTTAATGGCGTCGATGCTCTCCTGAAAGGCAGGAGGTTGACGGGTCGAACTAATCTTGTAGTTAAGCGATGCGTTGATGGCTGTGCCAGCTGGGGCACCAGTCCACTTGTTGCATGCGGCTTGGATGTCGAGGTACTTGTCAAGGGTTGGGTAGCTGTTGCCACCATTAGCTAGACGATTGAACTCGTCAAGGATGGTAGAGCCAGGGTAACCGTACAAAGTAAATGAGTTGCCGTTGAGTACAACTGTGCCATAGGTAGCCATTACCACTTCACCTTATCTGCCCAGTATGCTGCGCTCATTTTGCCCTTGGCAATGTTCGCGGCATGACGTGCCTTAAATGATTTCTGTCGTGCTGTAGGTTGATGGTCTCCAGTCACGCCTTGCTGACCGAAGCGAATAGTCTTCACTTGGTCACCTGACTTAGCCACAACAACGTGAGACTTAGTAGGGTGGCTAGGTGTACGCTTAGGCTTGTTGTAGCCTGATACACCTGCACGCTTGAGGCGTGGGTCTGGAGAGGTCATCTTACTTTCCGCCTTTTTTCTGTGGCATTGCCACTTTCTTTAGGTTTGGATTCTTTGCCTTAGCAGCAGGTGATGCAGCGCGAGTAGAAACTGCGAGGATTGCTCCTGCGTTCTTTGTCGGGATGCCCTGCTTCTTAGCGATTTTCTTTTGGGCGGCTGCGAAGCCCATGCCCTTTGCCATTACTTGTTACGTCCAGCTTCAGGTGCGACGTATACGCCTTGTACTACTTCAGAAGGACCCATGCCTGTCTTGCCAACGTTTGGCTGTGCCATAGGTGCTGCTGCTGGTCCGACTCCTCCAAAGAAGTCAGCCTTGTTAACATTTGAAACATCGGTAGCTGAGCTACGTTGCTTCGGGTTCATCATGTCTGCCATTTTTATTTTCCTTTTCCATATGGTGTTGGAACGTCGAAGCCTTTGATGACTGAAGCATCTTGACCCGGCGCAACTCTGACTGGTGCTTTGATGGTGACGGCGGTTTCGTTATTGCAATCGCAACCGTCTACTGAATTGACGCACATATTATTTTCCTTTTCCTGTTGCTGAGCCTACGCTGCCTTGACCGGGGGTAATGTGAGAATTATCCGAAGCCTTAGTACGAGGGCTGACTACTTGACCTGAACATCCGCATGATGCGCACATTAGACTGCTCCTACTTCTTTCATAACTTCTGCTGTTGACTTGTTAATCACTGCTGCCTTTGGCATCGTGCCACCGTCATAGGGTTTGTTGAGAACCTCTGAGGCTTGGTATGCCTTTTCTATAGCAGCTCGATTGGTTCCCTCCGGTTGGATACCATCCGCACGGGCTCGCTTATAGAAATCTAATTCGGCATCCCACTTCTTCTGGGTAGTGCCTGATGCCACCACATCGCTGCGGGCATCTCCTGCATTCAGCTCAAGGGTTTTAATCTTGCAGCCAAAGCAGGTGCAGTCTTCTGTGCCAGTGTGGTCTGGGTTACCAGCCACCTGACCGAAGTCTGCCCATCGAGTATCTGACCGTGCATCACATCGTGTGCACCCGTAGTACTCAGGTTCATAGGTAAAGAGATTGACATTCACCAGCTTGGTGATGTGACCTTCAAGGTCGCACTTACTCTGAGAAGATGTAGCTTCCGTATCCTGCTGCAATGAGTTCCGTCCTTTGCTCATCAGTAATGTAGTTCTTGTAACCACCGTAGAAAACCCAACCCGGGTCAGCTGCGCTGGTCTGGTCTTCGGTTGGGTACCGAATCTCGTACCATTTGCCAGCTTGCCGATAGACAGTGATGCCGCGTTCTAGGCGAAAGCGGATAAACAAACGTCCACCACCTGCTGGTCCTTCAGAGGTAGTAGGAGTTGTGAAGTAATACTTAGTCATGTCACTCCTTAATAGTGGACTCACCATAAGGCTGGGTCGTGTTCGCCGTTCCCAGCCTTACAGTCAATTAACTATTATTGAAAGTCGATTGAAGATGTAGACTCAATGCGATAGAGAGCCTCATCACGGTAGATTGACCAGCCAGCAACGCCGTACCAACCCAATGGGCGGTGACGCATGAGCTTGTCAACTACTGGTCCGATGACGACGTGGAACTCTTCGGCAACGGCTTCAGCCAATGCCTGCTGTCCAGCGAAGTAGGTGTTGAACACCTTGACCACAGGGGTAACAGTTACTGCAACACCAGAGGTGATAGCAGCAGCGAGAGCTGTTGTCAAAGTTGCAGTTGAACCGGAGATGGCAGTGATGACGTTTCCGGTAGCAGCACCAGTGATAGCAACAGAGTCACCAACAGCAATACCAGAGGTAGATGCGAGAGTAATTGTGGTATCTCCCGAAGCCTGTGATGTTGTGGTGGTTGTGCTTACTGTTGAAAGGTTTGCACCTGACTTGTTAGCAAACATACGAGGAGACTCGACGTAGAAAGCACCTTCGTAGGTACCGATTTCTCCCGCCCAAATCTCATCATTTGCTTGGTACTCGTGTGGCTGGCGCCATGAACCCACGCCTGTTTCGGCGCGAAGGTCGTGTGCAACTTCTGGGTGGATACCTGCCCAGTAGAGGTTACCCTTACGAGGGATAGCCTTGTTTGAACGCAACTTAGCAACAGCCTTACGAGCTGATGCAGAGTTGAAGGTATCTGAAGAAGTAACAGTTGCAGAAGAAGTACGTGCGTTAGGACGCAATACGTTTGCGCCTGTAGCAAGTACGTTCTGTGCGAGAACATCGACAGAGTCTGCCATGTTGTAGGCGATGATGTTAGCAACGGCTGGGTCTACATCAGCAAGGCTGAAGAGTTCCAATGCACGTGTAACAAGTACCGCGTTACCGTACTCTTGAAGAGTAATGGTTGTGTAGGTTGGGGTAGCCAGTGCTACTGCATCTGGGTCAACTGTTTCAGTAAGAGACGAAGTCTTCTGAGTCAAGTCAACGTAGCGTTGCAATACAACTGAGGAACCCGGAATGCTCTGACGAGCAGGGGTCTTGTCTGCTACTGCGCGGACAAGTGGCTGTGCACGGAGCGCGAACTCGATGAGGCGGTCATAAGCCTTCTGTACGAGACCTGCTGCACCAACGGTACCTCCGAGAGAGGTAGAGCCGGTATTTGTATATGCATTTGCCATGTGTTGCACCTCCTTATGAGGATGTTAGATTCGGTTGATTAAAAGTTGCCCGACTGAATCATTGCGATAATCTCCTCCGCAGAACCTGCGTCGTTGATTCGCTGAATCGCATCGAGCGATTTGTCCGGTGACAATGCACCTTGGGTGACAAGGTCTTGCTGCCGTAGGGCAGCCCGGTCAAGTTGTTGCTGAGGGTCTACCTCAACTGGCTTACTCAATCCAAACAGTTCGCCGTTATCATCGAGCCAGTGCGAGACTGTCTCCTCGTTAACGTCTTCCAAGTCCTTCATGATTAAGCGGGCAGCCTTTTGGTTGACGCCCTTAGCTTCCAAGACTTCCTTAACGACTCGTTCTTTCTGAGCTTTTGAGAGCGACTCAAACTTCTCAGAGATGTCCTTGTTTACTTTCTGTTGTTCACGCAACTGTTTGCGTAGTTGCTTCACCAGATTACTGTTGTCCTCTGGTGCAGAAGTTTCTTCGAGGTCATCGAAGTCGTCTTCGTAGTCAGTGTTTGTTGCCATAGCAACCGTTCTCCCATTCTGTTTGTTGTATCGCAGACCTCAGTTCACCCTCGGGGAAAGGTGGCTGGCTTCTACTACCGGTTTCTTATACGCCGTACGGGGCCGGTCGGTCCGCACGGGAATCTATTTAGAACTTGCCTTGGATTGACTTGCCAAGTGAGCCGCTGTATCCAGCTGCTGCGCTTGCTCCAGCTACACCAGAGCGTCCAGAGAACTGAGCCTTCTCAAGTTCCTGTAGCCGTTGCTTAGCACGGGCGGCGCTCGCCGCACCTGTTAAGCCGAACTGTTCTGCTTCAGCTGCAGTCTGGTCATAGTTGATACCAGATGCACCATAAATGGTGGCTAGCTTGCTAGCAATTGGTAGCTCGACACCGATGGTCTCATAGCCAGTCTTGGCTTGAGACTCAGTAACACCAGACTGTGCAATCTGCATAGCACGTGCTTGGCTAATCTCAGGTGTGGTTGCTCCCGGTGTAAGTTGCTCGGTAGCATAGGTACCAATCTGAGCAGCAAGGGTCTGTTGCTGTAGTTGAGGTAGAGTCTCACCCGGTGCTAGGAAGTAGCTGGCCAAGTCAGAGTTACTGACTGTTGGGTAGTATGACTTCAAGGTAGCAAGTACCTGTGGGTCTGCGTTCTGTACCTTGTTCACTGCCAAGTCAAGGCGTGAGTTGAGTTCAGATGCAGAGACATCGTTACCAATCAAGGTAGCAAACTGTGTACGGGTAGCAAGATTCTTTACACCGTACTGAGACATCAAGTCTGTGTACTGGTTCTCTAGTGAAAGATAGTCTGTCTCACTCAATGCATTCTGTCCATTGGCTACGCGAGTGATGTTACCAGCAAAGCGTTGCTTGTATGCATCGGTCTGCTTGAGAAGCAAGGTAGCTTCTCCTGCACCAACGTTACCTGTCATGAATCCCTTGATAGTAGGGATTAGTTCGGTAAGACCGTAGGCTGTGAAGGTATCCTGAAGAAGACTAAGAGCGTCAATGCGGGCAGCATTCTGTGCATCTTGCTGCAGCTTGAGCATTGGGTCAACAGGAGTCATGACTGCTTTGTAATCAGCAGCAGCAGCGGTACCAAGGTCAATGATACTTTTGTTAGAAGCAGTGCCTGTAGCTGCTGCTTGGTCCTGAGCAATAAGAGCTGTAGCAGATTTATTAAAATCAGACAGCTGAGCTAGCGAAGCAGTAAGCGCTGCATCCAAACTTGAAGCAGGAGCAGGCGCAGGAGTGGGGGTGTTGGCTGCTACTGCGCTAGCGTCTCCGCCGAATTCTGATGAACGCGCCATTATCCCACCAACCCAAAGGACTTAAGGATTGTATTGGCGTAGTTAGCCGCTTCTTCCTTAGCGTTCTGAGTCTGCATCCATTCAGGCTTGTTCTTCAGCATGATGGTGTAATCATTAAGACTCATGAGGTTACCCTTACCATCTCCTTGTAGTGCCTTCTGGATGTCTGGGTTAAATACATCGGCAGGTGATACAGTCTCAAGAACCTTCTGGGTAATGGAGTTGTACTGGTCGGCAATGTCTTTGACTGTGCCGCCTGCATCTATGTAGTTAGCCAGTGGCTTGTAAGCAAGCTTGGCTTGCTCCTTGAGCTTGGTATAAATCTGGTCTACGCTACCGCCGGGCTTAAGGGTTTCATTCATGAGAGCCAAGGTATCTGCGTTGGTCATCTTGGATGCAGTTATCTTGCTGGCGTCAATGATGGCGCCCAATGCATTCACATTATCCATGTGACCCAAGCCATACTTGGCTGCTGTCTCTTGAATACCCTGCATACCCTGTGCAATAGCACCACCACTAGCTGAGATAGCATCAGCATTAACGCCCTTGGCTGCTAGTTCATCATGCATAAGTGCTACCTTGATAGCATCTTTGTCTGCCTGAGTAGCACCGAGATAGTTGAATGCTGTCTTCTCAAAGCCAGCTTGGTCTGTGGTTGCAGTCTTACGGTCAGGGTGTGCCTTCTCGTAATCATTCAAAGTCTTGAGGTAGTCTGCCTGCTCCTTGGCTGTGGCTTGACGACCAAGGTTCTGCTGAATAAAGGTGTTGATGTCTTTATCTGCAGTGATAGCAGGAGTAATGGTGTAGTTAGTAGAGTTACGAGTACCAGCTAAACCGCCAGGTGTTTGACCTGTAAGGGTTTGCGTAAGGGGTATAAATGTCTGGTATCCAGCCTTGCCAGCGTTGTAGTTGGTCAAGGTGTTGTTCAACATCAGACGAGTGAACGCTGCATAGAACGCATCGTCGTATGTTGTAGGTGACTTCAATGAAGCCTGTGCTGCCCGTGGGTTAGCGAACAGGTTCATGTTATCTAGCTGCCTCTTAACCGCAGCAAGACCACCATTAGCGGCTACATATTGAGCCGCAATGGTAGGAACATTAGACACATCCGACACCATGTAGCGTGTTGGGTCGGCTGGATTGGCAATGATAACCACTTGGTGCAGGGCACCAGCAGCATCAGGGCGTACAACAACCGTTTGATTCTTGCTGTTAGTAACCACTTGTAGTGGCTTCTGGGTTGAACCCACAGCAATACCAGTAAAGTCAACAGCATAGTTATTGCTGTAGTTAGAGCCAGCTGTAATGTCAGCACCAATAGGCAGTGCTCCAGTACCGGCTGCACCTGTTGTACCTGCCGTACCTACCCCTGTTGTAGCAGTAGGGTCAGCCTTGGATGCGTTGGCTTTAATCAACGCTTCCATGCTGGCAGCATCATCAGGGTTGACAATCTTTAGAGCATCAACTTGTTGTTGTAATGTAAGCGGAATTGTGGTAGAAGCATTGCCCCCACCTGACCAGTAAGCGTATGGATTAGGTCTACCTATAGCAGCAAATGTATTAGCTGGTGAAGCTGCGGGTGCAGTTGTAGGTGCAGTACCAATAGCAATACGGGTGTCAGGAGTAGTCAAAGCAGCCATAGCTTGGGCAGCAGTGGTACCTGGATGCTGTGTCATCCATACCTTGATAGCTTCTGGTGTTGGGGTAGCCATTACTGTCCTGTCTTTATCTGTACTGTGCTTGGGTTACGTACGTAATAGTCAAGCACTGGTAGGAATATTGACTTCAATGCTTCTGCAACGATTGGGTCAGACGGGGTTTTGTTACCCTGTGCTCCACCAACCGAGCGAACCAAAGCAAGCACTGCCTGCTTTCTTGCTTCTTTAATGTTGTTATTATCTACGGTATCAGGGTTGCTGTTGATAGCCTTAATGTCCTGCACCGCTTGATATACAGCATCGGTAATCAACTTCATCTTCTGACGTGTGCCATCAGACATAGGAATATCATTGCCCTTGAGGATAGCCTGTAGGTTATTCAGCATATCTTCTTGCTTACCTACACCATAGGACTTGTCATTCAATGCAATCTCTAGGTATGGGTTAACTAACTTAAGGTTATCCATAGTTAACTTGGCATCTTGAGTAGCGTATTGCTTGTCTGCATAGGATGCGTTAGGGTCATTAAGGACTGCCTGCTCTTGGTTGCGGGCGTCATAATACTTCTGACGGTCGCCAGCAATAGCAACTTCCTTATAGTAATCCTCAAGAGTACGGGACTGAATAAGTCCTGCGTTCTGCATCCAAGCAAAAGCATTGGCATCGTACTGTCCTACATGCGGAGCAAAGATAAGAGCAGCTTCGCCATACTTGCCGTCAACCAAAGGCTGGTATTTAGCAAGCCAAGTCTTCATATCCTTGGTGTAGGACAGAGCAACCTGTGTTGTCTTGGCATCACGTGCCACTGTGTAGACGATACGACCGGGATACTTAGCGGTGTATGCCATCAAAGCAGCGCCGTATGGGTCCTGAATTTCGCCACGACTGGCGTTCATAGTAGCCTGCAAGATGTCTGCAAACTCAGAACGTATGCCCGTAACTCCTACATTCTTTAGATAGCTAGGGATATCACGAGACTCCTGTAGGTTAGGAGCGATAGGTGACAGGAACCCTAGGAAGTTACGCAAGAACAAGATGTTGTGCGTGGTAACTTTAATCTTATTGAGGTAGTCTGATATGGCAGCAGCACGGTCTGCTGGTGCCATAGCATTAACTTGCTGTGGTGTAAGACCAATACCATGCGCTGCGTTGTAGGCAACAGCCTGCATAGCAGCAGAGGTGAACTGCTGTGACTGCTCATTAGGGCTAAGCATGTCCCATGCTCGCTGTAACGAGGTAGGGATAATGGCTTTATTCCATGTGAGATTCTGGTTAACGCTGCCGAGAACAGCCTTGTCAATGTTGGTAGCGGCTTCTCGTCCCCATTGTCCGCCCCACTCACCAAGCATCTTCTGTACTGCCATAACAGATAGTCCAACGAATGGACCCTGAAGGCTAGGCATACCAGCATCCTGACCCAGTGTTGGGTTAGACAAGGTAAGGTTCAGACCAAAGTCATCGAACATAGGTTGCTTCATGCCCAGACCTAGCACTTGTGCTGGTCCTTGTAGGGCTTGGAAGATAATATTATCTGCTGGCATGAGCAGATATGGGTCACCATTCTGGTCGTTATGGACGAATCCAGTAGCACCTAAGCCCATATGTGCTAGGCGTAGACGGTACACAAGCTGTGGTGTAGCGTTCTTTAGACGGTACACACGGCGGTAGAAGTCCTCTACTGAGCGGTAGAAACGACCGGATGTACGCAATGCCCATGCCAAGTTACTGCGAACCTCTGGGTTGTTGCAAGTCTTGAGCACAACCTCAGACGCATGGTTCATTGCAATCTCAGTGAACTTCTTCTGCGCTAGATGAGTAGAGAATTCCTTGCTCCACCCGTTAGTATCCTGCAATTCCTGTGCGTATTGCTGCTCTAAACGAGCATACTTCTCACGGTATTTGATGTAGGAAACCCACATAGCAGGCTGGCGGAACATGTGCTGGTTTTGTGCATCCATCCATTCAAGGGGATGATTACCAATAGCATCTGGGTTCTTTGCCCATTCTGCCATCTTAGCCAAGAAACCTTCATTGCTGGTGTTAGGAGTAAAGTGAAGGTCAGTGTTAATCTTACCTTCAGGACGGTTGAACTTAGTCAACTGATTGAAGTCATCAAAGTTAATAGTCTTCAGTGCTTCACGGATAGCTCTACCCTTAGATATGGTAGGCAAACCGTTCTCTGCCTTCTTGCCAGACTCCTCAAGAATACCCTGAGCGTCTTGGAAAATACGCTTGTATAGGTCATGATTAAACTTATCTGCACTGCCATGGAAGGTGCTGTACATGTCTATGTACATAGCCTCTAAGCGCTTAATAGCAGCCTGAATAGGGGGTACTCCTGCAGCTTTGTCTACACCCCACTGGTTAGAACCCTGAAGGAACTTCTCGAGAATGTCAGGCTTGGTGACTTCCATCTTGGTGGTGTCTACACTTAGCTTACCTAGGGATTCATCCACCATCTTGGTCAGGTCACCCTCAGCGATACCACCGCGGTGGTTAAAGAATATCTCGGCAGGGTTGAAGTAGTGCTCGTAGGTGCCCTTAGGTCCGTAGTTCATAGCATTACGGAGGAAGCGAAGGTAGAAGTTCTTGAAGTGAGCCATGGCTACATAGGAACCATGGATGGCATCAAGGGTATTAGCTTCTATCATGTCGTACTTACCCTTAGACGTGAAGCCTAATTCTTTCATAGCTCGGGTAAGAGCAGACTTGCTTGTCAGGTCGTAAGAGAAATCTCCACCATTGAGTGCTTCGATAGAAGACTTGCCAATCGAAGAGTTGATAAGTGCGTTAGAGACAGCACCATCGGTGTGTACCAACATCTGTGTTACCCAGTTAATCAGCTTTTCCTGATGTGGATAAGTCACACGTTGGTGTTCTTCATCAACAACTGCTTTGCCCTTAGGCAATACGCCTTCAAGGTAGTTCTGAAGATTCTTGACAATGTTCTCTTTGTCATCAAGAATGAAGCGTTCCTCGCCGTTAATGTTCATTGTTTTAACGCGGTCGGCATCTTCTAAAGCTTTTGCTGGATTCTTGTCCAACCAGTTGAGAATAGCACGCTTGACTGGAGGGATTTGCTTTTCATCACCAGTAAATGCGGTAACTACTTTGCCAATATTCTTACCAAGTCCCCAGTGATACAGGTCTCGTCCCTGTGCAGATAGGCTATAGAACATAGCTTCGTCTAGCGAAGCACGGATACCTAGGCGTGGGAACAGAGTCAACCATGACCATTGGTTCACACCCTTGCGAGCAACGGCTCGAGCGGTGTGAGCACCAGATGACTGGATGATTTCACGCGCACGGGCGTTTTTGCCAATGTACAAACCGTAATCGGAGAGCTGACCCCATGGCAACGAACCAATAACTGTGGTTGGTTGGTAGTTGTGGATAGGTCCACCGTGGTAATACTGGAACTCACCATCCGCTTTGGTGTCTGCTGTCTCAGGAACAATGCCACCTGAACGCAATTCGTCCTTAAACTGTCCCGGTACACCAATCTTTGCTTGGTTCATGTACCCAACTTGGTCACCAAACTTGTCCTTAAGGATGTTCTCCATAAGAGTCTGACCTTGTTCGGTAGCGTGCAAGCCCATGTTGTGCATGATTTGTGTGTACAAACCACGAAGAAGGATGACACGGTCTGCTGGTACCGACTGGCGGTACGCCTCAGCAAAGTAATCAGCAAATGTCTTAGGGTAAATCAAACGACCAAGACCGCGTAGTGCGGGCATGGACTTATCTACCTGCTCATCAAAGACACCGATAGGTGTATTGCCCGGGAAGCGTGCCATGAAGCGACCAATCTTCAACCGAGTGCTAGCAAGTTGCTGTGTCTGGTCTGTCAAACCTTGAGTAGTCAGCGGACGCATAGGGTCCGCGTTGAAAATACCTTCAGTAAAAAGTTGATTACGGTCAGAACCAATGCCATGAATATCATTCATGAGTTCTGGGAACTTGTTGGCTTCTTCTTCAGTAGCTGTACCGTTGAAAACTTTGCTTGCTGTAGCGTTTACCCATGAAGTAAGTTCGTGTGTACGCTTAGCGATAGGCACACCAGTGCGGAAGAACTCGGTAGAGTCTGTGCTACCAGCCAGTAACTTAGTCATTGGCTCAGCTTTGCTGAAATAATTCTTTGCAGCATCTGCGTTGAACAGCTTTGCGCTAGCAAATTCATTGAGCAAGTTGTCATTGCTCATAGCTGGAAGCTGAGTCTTAATAGCGTTACGAGCTGTAGCTGCTGCCTGAACGTCGCCAGCTTCGCGAGCTCCTGCCAGCTTCTCGATAAGCGGACCAGCCACGTTGTCCCATGTACGGCGAACATCACCGCGTGCAAAGGCTTCTTCAACTGTCTTGGTTCCTGCAGCCAAAGCATTGCCTAGCTTCTCAGAAGCCATCACTGCGCGGTCGGTGCCGCCAGTCAACCACGTTAGTGGGTCATGCAAAATTTCATAGGCAGCATCAAGAGTGCCTGACAACATACGAAAACCAAAACCGCTATGCAGTTTGTTGTCCGTTGGTTGTGCGCTAAACATAACACGGGCAAGGTCACGACCGGGAGAGACTTGAGCAGCCTTGAAGTCGTTGAGCATAGAGTTAAACTCAGATGGCTTGTCCATCATCTTGGCAATGGAGCCAAGAATATCGCTATTAACTGTGCCGTACTTTTCAATAATCTTGCCGGGAGTTAACCCATCAAGGGTATTCATGGCAACAAAGGTATCGGTGTCACCGTACTTTTTGTGCAATTGAGCAAGAGAGCCGTTGTCATAGACTTCAGTTCCGTCCCATGCAGTCTTCAAAGACTTCCATGAGAGTGGGTCACCCTGCGTCATCTCGCGACCGAGAAGGTACGGTACGTTAATAACCTTGCCGTAATCGCCAAGAGTCTTAAAAGCAGCCTTGAACGGGCTGACTACTGCACCTAGTACATCACCAGCAGCACGAACGAAGAAGTTTTTTTGTCCCTGTTGCATGTATGGCGCTTCGCCATAGAAAGATTTAAGTTGCTGTTGTACCTGTGGGTCCAGCTGTTGGTACTTCTTCTGAGCATCTTGAGCTGAAAGACCTGCCAGTTGCTGGTTCAATCCCACAACAGAGGAGATGTTGTTAATCTGAGTCGCTTGATTCTGGTTTAGTGGCAGGCTAGAAGCAGCTGCATATAGAGACGGAGCGGCTACAGCCGTCTGAGCACTAAGACCATTGTTAGGTGTAAGCGGATTAACTAGCGACACTAGAGACCTCTATCAACCAAGGCACGGTAGATAAGTTCTGAGTCTCCTGTAGGGTCGGTCTGGGCAAGGCGCTTAATAGTCATAGAAGGTGATTGAGCCCCTGAAGGGGTCTGTAAGACCTCAGAGCCAGCACCTGGACCAGAGTTGATGCCAGTGGTTACAGGCTCGTTAGGGCGCATTGTAGGCGCAGCTAGAGGTACAGCAGGAGGAACGGGTGGTGTTGGTGCACCAGCAAGGGGAGCACCCTGTTGCTGTTGCATATTTCCGCCCTGACCATAGCCCATTCCGGGCATGTACTTGGCTCCTTGAGTAGGAGCGGGTGGTGTCATTCCGTCCATGGGTCCGCCGTCAGTACGGCGAGACAGAGCACCCGGTCCTGATACAGGAGCTGGATTACTTGGCTGGCGATAACCGCCTCTTGCGTCTGCCATGTATCCTCCTACTTAGATTGAAATGCTGTTGTGTATGGTGGTGCAGTAAAAGCTGTAAGCTTTGCTGCTACTTCCATTGCTTCGAAAACATCTGCTCCCATTGCTAGAGCACCTAATGCGTATGGTGCTCCAGAGCCAATGGCGTAATGTCCAGTATCAGACTTAGTGATACCAAGGTCTTCATCCAGTTCAAACAACTCTCCGCCTACTGCGACGAGGAATTGGAACCGCTCACTGCCTTGTTCATCAAAGTTGTAACCGTTATCCTTCAAGCACTTGCGCATGGAAGGGATTACTTTGACTACCATGAAGTGGTAAAGGTCTTGCTTGTCTTTCGCCATCAACCGTGGTGGGTCCCAGATGTGCTGGATAACATCACAAGGCAGGATTTCTCCTGCACCAGCAATGATAAATGCACCACGATGGTTAATCTTTGTCATACTTGGATGACTGAACATCTTGCCGCTATCGTCAGTGACCTGACTATCTGCAAGAATCTGAGCGCCCTTCTCAATTTCTATACCGATAATCGTTGTCATGTCCCTATCCCACTACGCGGCGGTTGATTGTCCTTACGCTTGCATTACCCTTTCCAGACACGTTCATGCTGGAGAGCAAACTTTCTAATTCTGGTCGAGGTGTTGTGATACCTGCGCCTTGTTCCTCGGGGTTTTGTTGCCCTTCGGGTCCACCTTGAGGTTGTGAGCCTCCTACTGGGGCACCGGGAGCAGAAGGGACGGACGGCTGCTCAACCGATTGTTGTGCTCCAGCAGGAGGATTCTCTGGTTGGAACACTTCCAGCATGACATCTTCAAGGGCTTCACCCTTTTGACGCTTCTGGATAACGGTAGAGATTTTCTTGATGATGTCCGTAGGGTCTTGACCCTGTGCTGCCATCTGCGGAATCGCTTGGGTGTATGCCTGAATAGCACCCATCAACGATGTGCGTAGGTCTTCGGTCTCAATCTTCTCTTGTTCCAAGGTCACGTTGACATTGAATGGCAATTCACGCATAGCCAAGTCCTTGGAGATAAGCTTTCCACCAAGTGCTTGGAGCATGAAGATTAGTCCTTGCGCTGGGTTGAGACCAGCGAGCATGCCGTAGCGAACATCTGCGGAGTAGTCTCCCTTGATGTCCTTGCGTGGCAAGTATGTAATAGCGTATGGGGAACCAGCATCGACACCACGAATTGTCTTCTCTTCGTCAAAGAGTTTCTCATCTACCTCAAAGCAGAGAGAAATAACATCACGTAGCGCGGTGGTGAATATTGTTTGTGCCGCTTTGATTTGAGAATCAAATGAACCCATCAGGGCTTCGACACCGGCACCAGTAACAATAGATGCCTTCATGTTGCCCGAACGGGCTTCAGGATAACGAGCTCCTGTACGTAGTTCATCATTGAGCAAAGCCTGCTCATTGAACGCGCCTTGTGGAAGCGTCAGTTCTACACGGCGTACACCAGCAGGGTTAGCGGTACGAATAACCGCATCTCCACCAAGTTGTAGTTCTTGTACATCGTTAGGCAGAACGATTGGTGACTGAACGGATTTCTCAGCTGCTTCCATAGCAAGCAGAGCGAATCGGTTACGGAGCAACTGAATGCCCAACACATCGTCGAACTGTCCATGAAGTTCGCCATCAACGCTTGGTCGCTTGGCGATAACTACCATCATCTTGCCCATTGGGTTGGCTGCTTGAGACAACACAAAGTGGTTGCGAGATGGGAGGAAGAGAACAGACTGGTCCTTGTCGTAATAGCGGACCATCTCAATCATGCCGTTCATGTCTTGCTTGTATCCGGCAGGACCGAGAATCTGCTTCTCGTAATCAGGGAACTGTGCCACCAGTTCACCTAGCGTCATAGAGTAACGCTTGACAAAGCAAATGCATCGTCCGTAGCGGTCAAACTCGGGGTAAGCCCCTATTGGATTTTCTAGTCTGATGCGTGGCAGCTTTGCTTCCTCATCCAGTTCAATAATGAATGGGAGGAATCCATAGGTCAGGTACATATCGGCACCTGAGTACATTGCGACTTCCATATCCGAATGACGGAAGTAGTTAGCGGCAATGCGTGTGCGCTTGTCAGCGAACTGACGGGCACGGTCTGACGTTTGGTTAACGGCAGAGCAGTTGATGGCAGGCAGCGGAGCAATCATCTCGGCAAGGTCGCGAGCGACGATGTCGATGAAGTTTGCTACTACGTTCTGGTCGATACCATCTGGGAAGAAGTTAGGGTAAACCTGTGAGATTTTACCCTGACGTACCATTTGGACATCACCGTTACGCATATCCCGCGAGGTGCTACGGTAACGCAGCGCCTGAACGCGGTTAATGATTTGCGGCATTGTCAGCATTAGTCAGTCCTTAAAGTTAATTACTTGCCAGATTTACGAGCGGCTGCGCTAGCAGCTTGTGCAGCAAGACGAGAAGAGCGTCGTGCGTTCTGTTGTGCTGTCCACTCTGGTGTGACCTTCTTAGCTTGGCTAAGGTCTACGCTGTAGTCAATCTGACCATGGGCTCCACCCATAGGTGTTGACAGCGTTTGAGCTGAGCTCTTCTTAAAGTTTTCAAATACGTCTGAGTGTCCACCGGCGTGTTGTCCGCCAAGAACTCCGCTTGCGTTATCTGCCATGATTATCCAAATCTCTCGGACCATTGAGAAGCGAAAGCTTCGTCAAGGTTGATTGCGGTTCTTCTTTCCATCTGTGAGCGTGTAGCCCACCGGTTAGACATGTAGGGCGTCACGTTCGTATTCTTTTGAATCAGCTCACGGGCACGGATGACGGTGAACCATAAAGCCATGACACAGTCAGTGGCTCCCTTGCTGTCAGGTCTCCACGTCAGCAACTGCTGAATGAGAGCCTTGACTCCTTCGGAGCCATCACTGGATGGCAACTCTAGGAGGTTGTTCTTTTCGTGTCGTCCGTCTCGGGTGGTACCAAACAGGGTTGACATGGAGGAAACTCCGAAGTTGGTATCCCATTTGTTCTTGCCTGTAAACTGAGAATCAAGCCGTACACCGTATCCAGCAAGCCACTGGCGGAAGTCGTTGTCGAGCTCGAAGGCTTTCTGGAACGCGTTGATTTCAATACGAACTTCATTAGGCTTGTACTTGTCTACTAGCTCACGGACCATGTTAATAATCTTTTGGTAGCTGGGCTCCGACATGTTGACACAGTCGAGCACATACATCCGACCATCAGCTCGGTTGTAGTTAAGAACTACGAACGCTGCTTTACCTGCCGTTGCTGGGTCCACACCAATGATGGTGTACCCCTCGACATGGTTGGGATGTCCTACCGCTCCCGGACGTAGAACTCCGGTTCTTCGAGCCCCGTTTGTACTTCCGGCAACCAGCGCTGGGGGGAAGACGGAGTCTTCTTGAATGTCTTCCTGTTGATAAACGAGTGCCCACGTACTTGGAGTAACTTCGCTTCGCCGCTTGAAAAGAGCTGCTCCATCCCATTTCGGATAAAAGCCGTCTTTGTCGGGCACATCTTCGTCCCCGTCCCAAGGAACATCTGACTGCGCCCAAAGAGTCGTCCAGTCTTCTGGTTTATCCGCATACTCCAACACGGCAGGCATACCCATGTACGTAAAGGGCGAACGACCGCCCGACCAATGTTTAGGATTGCGGAGTTCTTTGTAAAGGTCGTTAGCTGCAATTCGTGTCCCCACTACGAGTAACTTGCCATTCTTACCTAGACGGGTGATAACTTCCTTCTGCAACCAGTTGATTTGCTTCTCCCACTCATGGGCGTTGGCTGTGGTAATGCAGTCATCAAGAATAATCAGGTCGGCACGTGCGCCGTAAATCTGTCCACCCATACCTAGTGCTTGGAGGGTTGGGTCTTTCTCGCTGGAGTTACGCGCATCACCCCCGAGGTACACTGTATCAGTTCGCCAAGTGTCAGCGTCTTTCTCCCAGCCACCCTCTGGAGCGTAGGCATTCTGGAGTTTGAGCCAGCGCGGGTGCGATAGACGTTGCTTGATTGCGTACACGAACTCTCGTGCCTTTACGAGTGTCTTCGAAACGACGATGATTCGAACATTGGGGTCGAGGGCAATACGGTAGGTGCTGTAGTTCACCGTAATCACGGTGGACTTGGCATGCTCCGGCGGTACGTTGACCAACAAGCGGTGTCGCTCTGCTGGCTCGTATATCATGCTCGGGTGCAGCCAAGAGGGTTCCCGTCCCTCTAACAGGTCTACCCAGTCTTGATGATGGGGGAAGACTTGCTGCCCTAAAAATATTTTTGAAAATTCTGAAAAGTAAAGTTCTTCTTTAGACTTGCCCAGCTCGTCGAAGCCTACAGCCTCTCCTCGTTCTTTAGCCTCAGCCAAAGCGGAGGCGAACTCGGAGTCACGCAGCATCCACTGCCTAATAGTGTCGGGCTTCTTTCCCACGGCAGTCATCGCTTGGTGGGTGGTTGCCCCCTTAGACACTAGGTCTAGGACCTTGTCCTTTGCCTCACGTAGTGCCTTGACCTTGAAGTGGTCTTCACCCGTGCCGAATCCTTTTCCCGCCACCGTGTCCCCTAGTCTATCCACCTCTATCCAGCTACAGGCTGTCTGTACAGTTACTGTTCTGTAACAGTATGAGCAGGCTATATAAAAGCCTGCGAATACTGTTCTGTAGCAGTACTGCTCTACTATATATAATCCGTTCAAACAGTCGAAACGAACGTTTCGAACAGAAGTATTTTCCTCAACGAGGAAAATCCTTGCGCGGAAATCAGGACAAAACCGGACATACTAGGACAGTACTGTGTCACTATACTGACAAAAGATTTCAGTCAGACATTCAATCTTGCAGACTGCGTCAGTTTAATAACCGCTGGGTCAAAGACCCAGACAGGAGTACCTGTATAGCAGTGTCCCTGTTCAGGGCAGCAGTCTCCCAAGCACACTTGGTCTCCTGCGCCCAGTCATTAAACTGTTTTTCCCTTGCCAGTTAAAAAATGTTTTTACCTTGGCAACACAGTGGTGCGGTGGGGGTGCTGTCCGCCCCATTGTATCGGGGTTTCTGCCCCGTCAAGGTTGTCAGTCCCAGAGCATCGCCTGTCGCTGGCGCGCCATGCGACTGTCTGTAGAACTTCTGCTGAATTCGCAAGCGAATTGCATCAGAACTTCAACAACAACCTGTCCTTGACGGTAATTGCCGTGAGTCCATAGGTGGACTGTCCTAGCAGAAACTACCCTCGCATTTGGCGTCAGTCGGTGTCGGGGCAAGCCCGACCGACTGTGCCATGCTCGGCACGATAGCAATGGCTCGTCAGCACATGGCTGATTTCCAACAAACAGAAAAGAGAAGATAATGTCCGAACAATACGAACAAGAAGGCTTGACCGTCGTTGTAGATTACGATGGTGACTGCGATATGTGCGAAGTCCTAGGCTGGACTTGTCTCAAGTGTACCGCAGTTGAGGAGTCCAAAGAAGCTCGCGACGCAAGCATCGCTTGGTCGCTTCGCGAGGCTGACCGTGTGCCTGAGTCCAAGGTCGTCGAGCACTCCGACCTTGCTGAGTCTGACTTCGTCGACTCAGAAATCATCCTCGGTCGTGCTCCTAAGCAAGTCCGTATGGTTGAGGAATGGGATGACCACTGTCATCTCGTCACCTTCAAGGTTGAGTTCATCGAACCAGCCGACCAATGGTGGATTCGTCGTGAGTTCCTCGAGCCTGTAGTTCACATGGTTGACCGCTACTTCGAGCCAGAGCTCGAGCTTTCCAACCACGAAGCTGTGTGCCCAAGCTGTCACTATGCATGCAACTCACACGTTGCTTGTCCAAACTGTAACTAACAATCGTAGTCAGGCTGACTGCCTCTGTGCCTATCGGCAGAGGCAGTCGCTGCTAACCAACTAACTAACACACTCACGAAAGAGAGAATAAGATGAAGGTAACAAACGCAGTAGGTACCATCAAGAACATCACAGTCAAGGGTACGACAGGTAGCATCACGACAGCTAACTTCTCGGAGCGCGACGGCGATGGTAAGTGTATTGCCACCATGCCTCTAGTATTTATTGGTGAGGCTCAGCTTCTCGTCAAGGATATTCCTAACGATGCTAAGGTATCCATCGTAGGTAATGTAGTCACTCGGTTCGACCGACGCCCTGGCATCGAGAACTCACAACGCTTCAAGCCGTTCACCCAGATTCAGGTTGAGCAACTTATCCTAGCGTAGCAAATCACAGAGCAGAGCAGGCTTCGGTCTGCTCTGCTCTGCTTTTTTTTATGCGGACCTAGCAACGTAACCGTCTGCCACACATGTCCATATTAAGGAGGACATATGGATTCAGTATCTGTCTCACATGTCAAGACCAAAGCCTATAAGGTAGTGACATACGCAGACCACTGGCAAGATGATTACGTGAAGTACTTCGCTGACTATCAGTCAGCATATAAACATTATCTTTGTACGCTGTCAGGCTACAGGCATGCGCGCTGGACTGCAGGTTCAGCTATCATACATGTAGAAACAGACACAACTATCAACAAGAAAGAGTGGAGAGTAAATGGCTGAGATGCCTACGTTGTTCCAGCTTATGGAATCACAGACAGAAACTATGAAAGCTATCGTGCAGTTGTCCAACGTTCAGATGACAATGGCACAGCACATCAAGAAGACTGAGTCCCGGGTAAAGATGCTCGAGGATTTACTACTAACAAACAAGGAGGCAGAGTAATGAATGCAACAAAGTATAACGTAACAGTACAGCTCAGTGGCAGGGACGGCAATGCCTTTGCTATCATGGCTGCCGTGTCTAAAGCACTGCGCCAAGCTGGCGTCAGTGAAGAAGAAATCAACCAGTATCAGGATGAGTCTATGTCAGGTGACTACAACAACCTGCTCAATGTAGCTGCTCAGTGGGTGAATATCCAATGATATTCTACAATGGATTCAACATGCTTGTTGATACTCTGCTAGCATTAGGCGTATGGTACTTTACCTATCGTCATGCGTGGTGGACAGGCTACCAAGCTGGCATTGCAGATGCTACTGACCCAGATGATTTGATGGACTGGGAAGAGTGGTTGAACTCAGACACAAAGGAGTGACATGCGTAAAGCTATAACTTATATCAGCGTTATTTATCTAGCGTTTTGGTCGGTACTGTTCCCACCTAAAGCTCAAGCACTAACGGTCAATAGCATTAAATGTGAGGACATACCTAACAAGTACTGGACTGCTGCCATTAGCCGTGCCTATGCGCGGGCTATGGCACAGCAACGGTACAACTGGGGACGTGGTGAATACAAAGCATTGAATAAGTTATGGACTGCAGAATCGCATTGGAATCCCAGCGCATACAACAAAGAAGTCGGTGACCCGACTGACGGTACACATGCTGGTGGTATTCCACAAATACTAGCACTAGACCCACGGACGCCAGCCCCTGTTCAGATTGACAAAGGGCTGGCTTACATAGCACATCGTTATGGAAAGCCAAGCATCGCTTGGTCATACCACCGAACACACGGTTGGTATTAAACAGAAAGGATAGCCATGACAACTAAAACAGTTGAGTTAGTTAGCCCAGCTAATGAACTAACTCAGCAGTGTATTAACGAAGTATCCAGTATGAACTTTCAGCGTCGTCAAAGTGACGGTGAATACAAGACTTATAACTACTGGAACTACATCTCTGATGCTAGCAAGAACTATCTTATTAGCACTTGGAATAATTTTCCTGTAACATACAAAGGTGTTGGTGTATGCGCTAATCGCCTTGCATGTTATGGTGGAACAAAGCCCCGTTATCTTTTTGATTACACAGTAAACCCTATGTCTCAACTACTTGTTGACCGTAAGGTTATTGAGAATGCATGTATGGATTGCATTCGTTCTGCATTCTTTACTGTCAATGCTAGTGAGGATTTTATCCAACAGTATGACAGCGTTCATAACAGAATGTTACCTGACTCTCTGTTTGTACATGATGATACACCGGAATGTGCATGCGGACTTCCTGTTGTCAGTGATGACGACACAATTTTTCCTAATAGTTGGCGTGGTGTTAAAGCTATCATTGACCGCGAAGAACCAGATGATGTTCAGATGATTCATCAACGTTGCGCATTCGAATGTGCTATGTGTGAGAATACATTTGATTACAACAATGCAACTCGTTACGAAGCAGATGATAAGCATTATTGCGAAGAATGCTGGAACGAAGTCGAACCTAACTACTGTGAACAATGTGATGGGTATACTTTTCATGATACGTATTACTCACAAGCACGCAGTATTCGGTTGTGTCAAGAACATTATGACAGCTACTTGTATTGTGATGGATGCAATGATGAGTATCATGAAGATGATGGTCATGACTGTGAGAACAGTACAGCCCTCATCCATAGCTATGGTTACAAACCTACGCCATTGTTCTTTCCTGACAGCGAGCAGCCATATTACATGGGCATTGAGCTTGAGGTTGAAGTCAAGAACAACAACAAACGTAGTGTTGCTGAGTACGTTACTGGTTGGTTAGGTAACCGTGCTTATCTTAAGAACGATGGCTCACTTGACAACGGCTTTGAGATTGTCACCCATCCACATACTCTTGATGAGTATCACAACCTTGACTGGTCATTTCTTGAGCAGCTCAAGCGTATGGGTGTACGTTCATGGAACCCTGGCACTTGTGGTCTGCATGTGCATGTTGGTAAGGTTGCATTTGATAGTAACTATCCTGCAACTGACAAGCATCTCATTCGATTCAACAAGTTTATTTACGATAACGAACAGCAAGTAACACGCATTGCTGGTCGCACTAGTGACTTTGCTAGGTTCCAAGACAAAGGTGACATCATTAGAAAGGTAAAGTACACACGCCAATCTGCTGGTCGTTACTCTGCTGTCAACCTTGAGCCAGAGTACACGGCTGAGGTTCGTGTATTCCGTGGCTCGCTACGTAAAGAGCGAGTCCTATCTGGTATCGAGTTTGTTCATGCTGCGGTTGAGTTCACCCGTGACATGAAGATTGTACCTAAGCAAGTACCGTTCTCATGGGCACGATTTGTTACTTATGTAACTACCCATCAGGACACTTACCCTAACTTGTTCATCATCTTGAATGAGACATTCGCACGTAATTACGACGGAAATGAGGAATCCTAATGTGCATGTTGTGTGTTATCCCGCCCAATGTAATCCCATCCATTGACAAGCTAGAGAACTCTGCTCTTAATAATCCACATGGCTTTGGCTTTGCTATTGCTGTGCCGGATGAGCAGCGTATTATCTGCGAGCGTACTATGAATGCAGATGAATCCATCAACAACTTCCTTAAGCTGCGTACTCAGTATCCAGATGGCTATGCTATCTGGCATGCTCGGTATGCTACTCATGGTAGCAAGACTGTAGCTAACTGCCATCCGTTTATTGTAGGTGGCGACAAGCGTACCTACCTAGCACACAATGGTATGTTGGATGTCAACATCCCAGATGCAGATGACCGTAGTGATACCCGTGTTTTTGCTGAAGAGTTGTTGCCTGCTGTTGGTGGTGTCACTGCCTTAGATAATGACTGGGTCTTTGATATGTTTGAAGACTACACGCATGGTTCTAAGGTAGCTATCCTTACTGTTGACCCAGCTGCTAAGCACCCACTGTATCTACTTAATGCTAAGTCTGGTTGGGAAGATGAGACAGGTGTGTGGTGGTCTAATCAAACCTGCTACCTAGACTCATGGGCTACCAGCTACCGTACTAAGAAGAACCTAGACTGGTGGTCTAAGCAAGATGCAGAAGAACCAGCAATCCTTTGCCCTAACGATAAGTGTGGTGCATTGTTAGATGAAACCATGTTGACAAGTGCAGACAATGCTTGCCTTTACTGCGGCTATTGTTTAGAATGTAGCAATGATTACACACTATGCATGTGCTGGCAGCCAAAGCACAGCTCAAAAGAAATAGGATGGAGTTCATTATGAACCAGTACATACTGATAGTCCATAGACTTGATGACCAAATCTTAGTCTATGGTCCGTTTGATACACCAGCTAATGCCCATGTCTGGGCTAATAACTTTCCCGGACAACGCACAGTAGTTGACAGCTTGATTGCACCCAAGTACAATGCCGACTGAATACTTAGCTACCACCTGCGCCTCCTGTTATAAGGAGATAATGGTAGCAACATCGGACAAGACTACCTACTATTACTGCGTGTCGTGCGCATGGAATAGACTGGGCAAGGTAGACTAGTCCAACGCGGTCAAGCGGGGTAGACTTTGACCTCTTTCACTATCCCGCTTGGCTGTACTACGAAAGGGAATCATGGATATTGAACGCGATAGATACGGCAGACCATTAGTCATACCACCTGATGGTGGTAAACCTGTGGCGTATACTCGTACCACCACAGTAGCTGGCTCATTAGATGACGGCACTGCGCTCATCGCATGGAAGATGCGCATGGCATGCATTGGTTTATCACAGCGACCAGACTTGTTGCTGGCTGTAGCTGCCACAGATAAAGACAACACTAAAGAATTAAATGCATTAGTCGAGGATGCAATGGAGGCAGCAGGTGCTAACTCTGCTGCTCGTATTGGGTCTGCTGTACATGCGTTGACCGAAGTGCTAGACCGAGGCGAAGAGCTAGGTGTAGTACCGGACTTGTATCTTGCGGACCTTAAAGCGTACGCTAATGCAACCGCTAACTTTAAGAATGTATGGATGGAACAGTTCTGTGTACTTGATGAGTACAAGATTGCTGGCACACCAGACCGTATTGTTGAGTACGAAGGAGAGCTATACATCTCCGACCTTAAGACGGGTTCACTGCACCCTACTAGCGTAGCGATGCAGCTCAGCGTGTACGCACACGCCGCCCCGTATGACCCTGCTACGGGACAGCGTGGCAGTTGGGGTAAGGTCAATCAAGACCGAGCCATAGTTGTACACTTGCCAGCAGGTAAAGCACAATGCACATTGCATTGGGTTGACATCAAAGAAGGATGGCAAGGAATACAGATAGCAATGCAAGCAAGAAAATGGCGAGACCAAAAGGGTCTCATCATTCCATTCGACAAGGAGGGATGATGGCTAGCACAGAAGCTCCCATCAGTATCACAGTCAAGACAGCGGCTGGCTCTCTCGTAACAGTACGAGCAGAGACAGGCGAACAACTAGACCAGACCATTGCACTCAGCCTTGAGTCAATCAAGTCTGCGACACAGGAACTAGAAGCTGCAGTTCGTGGTGGTGGCACAATGAATGCCGCACTAGGTAACATCGCTGCTCAGTTCCCTAACGCACAGGTAGTACAAGACACACCACCTTTTAGCCCAGCCCCTATTGGTGGGGGGCGCTCATGTCCACACGGTAAGATGACAGCATTGCAAGGACCATCTAAGCAAGGCGGTATCTACAAGGGTTACTTCTGTCCATCAGCACAGGGTGACTTAACCAAGTGTAAGACTGTCTATGTTAAAGAGAACAGTCCCGAGTGGAACACATTTGTACCTGACCGCGTGAAGTAATGAAAACATTACGGCGTAGTATTCGCAAGAGTGAAGTAGGCGGGGAGCCATTAGCCCCGCCTTTTCAGTCGTTTGCTAGAGCGGGTATCATACTCCGTCGTGCTGAGGTAACAGTCATTGCTGGTACACCCGGGGCTGGTAAGTCCTCGGTTGCTTTGCATATAGCGGCAAGGCTTAAGCAACCGACACTATACTTCAGTGCAGATACTAACGCTCATACTATGGCAATGAGACTCATTGCTATGACAGGACGAATGACTCAGCAGCAAGCAGAGGAGTTGATGCGACGCACCCCTGATAGAGCAGAATCTATCCTCTCTTCTCAGAGTCATTTGTACTGGTCATTTGAACCTAGTCCTACACTCAAGGACTTGGACGAAGAGGTAGCCGCATTCGAAACTATGTGGGGCAGAAGCCCTACACTTATAGTGGTAGACAACTTGATGGACATCGCAATGGATGGACATGAAGAGTTTGCTGGCATGCGTGCAGCTATGAAGGAGTTGAAGTACCTAGCCCGTGATACCAATGCATGTGTGTTGGTACTACACCATACCAAAGAAGGATTCCAAGGACATCCGTGCCAACCACGTTCCTCTTTACAAGGTATGGTGAATCAGATTCCAGCTATGGTTCTTACCGTAGGTCAGAAGCTACTGCCTACAGGCAGGGACTACTACTTATGTGTAGCACCAGTCAAGAACAGATACGGCAAGGCAGACCAGACGGGCGAGACATATGTTGAGCTATCGTTTGACCCTGAGTCCATGTACTTAGAAGATGTAATTAGAGATAGTTCACAGGAGATGATGCCGTTATAGGTAACAACCCAGCCAAAGCAAAAGGTTCGCAAGCAGAACGCGATGTAGTTAAATGGTTGAAGCAATGGTTCCCATATGCTGACCGCCGACTAGCAGGTGCTACCCTAGATAAGGGTGACATCTCCGGTATACCGGGCGTAACAATAGAGATTAAGAACCATGCCAAGATGGACTTGAGCGGTTGGCTGGGTGAGTTAGAAGTTGAGATGAAGAACGATGGGGCATGGACGGGCGTTGTGATACACAAGCGCAAAGGTCGAGGAGATGTAGGACAATGGTACGCAACCATGCCAGCCAGCGTGTGGATAGAACTACTACGGAAAGGGATGAGCGGTGGAGAAGCATGACATTGCTGACTACCTGAATAGTATAGGTGCACGGCTACCTAATGTCGGACACGGGTGGCGTAAGATGCGCTGCCCGTTTCATGATGACGGGACAGCGAGCGCCACAGTAAACTTTGATGCCAACAGATTCAAGTGCTTTGGTTGCGGTGTATCTGGCGACACATACGATTTAATTCAACACGATAGAGGAGGCACGCTCAGTGAGGCTGTCGAATACGCAGAGACAATTTCTACTTCGGGCAACACAACAGTACGCTTCAACACTAGACCAAGCGGCGGAGTACCTAGCAGGACGAGCGCTATCGGTAGAAGAAGCTCAGCAGTTTCATCTGGGCTTGGTCGTCGAGCCGCTTCCGGGGCATGAGCAATACCAAGGTAGGATAGCTATCCCGTACATCACACCATCAGGTGTGGTGGACATTCGTTTTAGAAAGATTACCGAAGATGACAGACCCAAGTATATGGGTATGCCCGGTGCTACTACCACTATGTTTAATACTCAGGCTTGCTTCCAAGCAACCAAGTACATCTGTGTTACCGAAGGTGAGTTTGATTGTATCCTCATGTCGGTAAAGACTGAGCACCCAACAGTAGGAATACCGGGTGCTAATAACTGGAAGTCACACTATGCCAAGATACTAGATGACTACGACAATGTAGTTGTCTTAGCTGATGGTGACAAAGCCGGTGCTGACTTTGGCAAGCAGGTAGCTAGGGAGCTACCCAATGCTAATGTAATACCAATGCCAGAAGGTGAGGACGTCAACAGTGTCATCCTCAAGTACGGGAAGGAATGGATAGATGAGCGAGTCAGAGATTGTATTGCCTCTTGACGAGACGATATGGGATTACGTGGACAAGATGGAAGGCTCCATCGGTATTCACATCTCAGAGACTAGGGTACTAGATTTACTGGGTGCTCTCTACGATGTATATGAAGTTAACAAAACTAATCAAGTCGAAGCACAGGAACTTATTATTGGGCTTACTGCTCTACTTGTTGCTGCGCCTTTGGACCAAGCGGATAAGGTATGGGAAGAACTCTCGGTTCGGGAAAGCATGAAGAACTTTGAGCTTCAGGTAAAGGAAGTACTAGACAATGGCAACTGACTGGCAAGAACTGGAGCGAGACATAGATGGAATCCTTGCAGAGCTTAAGCAAATCTTACTTAAGAAGCAGCAAGACTACGGTCCGCTTAACATCTCACTCGCACCGGGCGGACCTTTCAATGGTCTACGAGTACGAATGTACGACAAGCTGGCAAGATTCAGTAACCTTGTCGAAAACAATAACGACACGCCGAACTATGAGAGTCTTGAAGATACCCTCATTGACCTCGCAAACTATGCCATAATAGGCATACTAGTCCAAAACGGACAGTGGGAAGGTGTTCCTTCTCAGTACGCAAGGAGACGAATGAGTGGCGCGTCAAAAGATAATCATCCTGAGCGACCTACAAATCCCGTATCACGACCCGTTATCCGTATCGAAAGTAATACGGTTGATAAAGGAAGTAAAGCCGACCCAACTGTGGTGCGTTGGCGATGAACTAGATGCACCTGAGCCCAGTCGGTGGAACAAAGGGATGGAAGGCGAGTATCAGCAGACTCTCCAAGATTCCATTGACTGGACTCACGACATCATGGCTGACTTTCGTGCAGCCTTAGGTAGAAACAAACCGTTTATTATCCAGCGGTCTAATCATACGGACCGAGTGGAGACTTACATCCGTAAGTATGCCCCAGCATTCGCACCCCTTCGCAGTCTGAAGGTGGAGAATTTGCTGGGGTATTCTGATTTAGGAATCACTTACCTTCATAAGATGAAGGAGATTGTGCCGGGCTGGGTTATGGCACACGGTGATGAAGGACGCATGTCTGGTGTGCCCGGTGCCACGGCTCTTAAGTTGGCACAACAAGTAGGCAAGTCCGTGGTGTGTGGTCACACGCACAGGCTAGGACTACAGCACCACACCACTGGACTTAATGGTAAGACCAGCACATTGTATGGACTAGAAGTAGGACATATGATGGATATGAAGCAAGCTAGCTATCTCACATCTGGAGTTGCCAACTGGCAACAAGGCGTTGGTATGTTGGTAGAGAACAAGCAAGGACGTTTTGTTCCTTACACTGTACCAATTATCAACGGGGAGATTCAGCTGCCGTGAAGTATTCGATTGACGACTGGCTCCCTTATAAAGAAATGATGCAAAAGATTGCGTCGGACTATCAACGCAAGTATCCCATGGTCGAGCTAGATGATTTACATCAAGAGATGTACCTATGGTTTGTTAGCCACCCCCGCAAGTTTAAGGAGTGGATGGCAATGGAACAAAAAGATTCCGACAAGCTCATAGCCAAGTCGCTTCGTAACCAATGTCTTAAGTACTGTGAACGCGAGAAGGCTCGCGTCGTTGGCTACGATGTCCATGACCTGTACTACTACGACATCTCAGTAGTCGAGGCGTTCTTGCCTAGCATTATCACCGAGTCTTACGAGATGCCATCCAAGATTAAAGACCTTGGCAATCAAGTTAAGTCGGGCGAGATTAGTGATGGCATGAACTGGCTAGCCCTTCGTGCTGATATAGCCAAGGCGTACTACTCATTGCCCGAAGCTAAGCAACATGTTCTTTCCGTGCGCTTTGAAGACGAGGGTGCCGAATGGACCAAGGTGGCAGAAGAACTAGGCACCACACCCGATGGTGCACGCATGAAAGTCCAGCGAGCATTGGGTTCGTTGGTTCAACATTTAGGTGGATGGAGACCATACAATGACCAAGACACACAAGAAGCAACCAGTGACACAGAAGAGCTTGGCATCAACAAAGAAACTGAATAACGACATCGTTGTTTGTTGGTGCGACAATGGCACCACAGACGGCAAGTTCACTGAGGGTTTGGTCTATTCCATCTTCTCCTCTGATGTGCCGTTGGTATCTGCTATGCGTGTGCAAGGCAATCAAATTGGACGGCAACGACAGAATGCTTTTGACTACTGGCTAGATAAGACTGACTTCCCATGGGTACTGTGGGTGGACTCAGACATTGTGCTTACAGCAGAGGCATTGGGCAAGGTATGGAAAGCCGCGGACCCAGTCAATCGTCCGGTGGTATGCGGCACCTACTTCATCTCTAAGCAGAACGAACAAGCGTTGATGGAACCATTCCCTGCGCTGTTCCACTTTACGGAGAACGACCACCAGATTCAGTACGTTCATCCTCTACCAGCTAATTCACTTGTCCAAGTAGGATGTGCTGGCTTTGGCTTCGTGCTTATGCACCGAAGCGCAGGTGAAAAAATGCGCAAGCACCACGGCAACCGTCCATTCTTTAACGAGACTGGTGTTGGCGAGCAGTTTGTATCAGAGGATATTAACTTCTTCCGTGCTATGAAAGAAGCTGGTGTCCCACTATGGGCACACACTGGCGCTACCGTCCAGCACATGAAGCGATTCTCCTTTGACCTAGAGTTCTACAAGCTGTATTGGAACAGCAAGCACCGCGACGAGCAAGACCGTCGTGAAGCAATGGCTGACCTAGATGATGCATGACCTGACAGGTGTGCCTGCCTTTGCCTGTATCTGCGGGTGCCGAGTCTTCCGACTCAATGTCATGTGGGACGAACAGACGCGGAGCATAGGTTGGTATGACTTACGCCAGCAGTGCAGGGAGTGCGGTACCTACACCACTGCACCTACACCAATCGACGATGAAGGGATGGACTGTGCCTAACTACGATTTCAAATGTAAGGTCTGCGGTTCTGTACAAGAAGTGTACAAATCTTTTGGTGACGACACCCTGCCTGTGTGTTGCGAACAGAGCATGGAGAAAGTATTCTATCCAACACCGGTGAAGTTTAATACCGGCGGCTTCTATAGCACAGGAGGATAATGTCTCACGAAGATTACTCAGCCTGTATTCAACCGACTGACATAGCCGATGAGTACTGGAAGAAAGATGCAGCTTGTGCTGGCATAGATACAGAGATGTTCTTTCCAGAGCAAGGTCATAACCCTGACGCAATGCTTATCAAGATGTGCAAGTCCTGCCCTGTGATGAACGAGTGTAGGGAGTATGCCCTGAAGTATAACCTCGAAGGGATTTGGGGTGGACTGGGACAGAGAGGCAGACTAAACTACAGACGCAGACAGAAAATCACCCACTGACATGGGTGATTTTACTGTAGCAGTACTGTACTGTACAGTAAGACACGCCATAGATTTCTGAATTGGTAAGGGGAAGACCAGTTCAGAAAACAAAAAAGAACCCCCCGACCTAGTAAAGATACTAGGAAGGGGGGTTTCTGGTCTCTATGGGGCTTATAGCCCCGATTAGAGGGTACTACGCGGCAGGTTTAGCAGCCTCTGCTGGAGCGTCTACGACCTTAGCAGCTGCTACAAGGGCAGGAGCTGGGTTCGGGAACTGGTCAGCAGGGTTAGCCCAGCGCAAGATAGGTGGGATGATTGAACCCACGCCAGCGGCAATGAGGTCATGTGGTGTGTGCTTGCCAAGGATGTACTCTGTAGCTACAGCGCCCACGAATACGTGAGCATAGGTAGCCAACACAGTCCATACCTTTGGTGAGATGTGAATGTTGCGCATATGTTCTTACTCCTTAAGGTAGTCTTCATAGCAATCTGGACAAAGATATGTCCAGCTCTTAATGTTATACGCTCCCATCCGCCGACAGCGGAAGCAGGAGGCTTTAAGATGAAGCTTGCGTGTGGGTCTTGATGAGTCCAAGGTAGGCATCCCAAGGGAAGTTGGTGCTCGGGTCGGTGTGTCCGCCAGCAATAGCCTTAGCTACGGTGATGTCGTGGTGTCCACAGATACCAGCCTTGCCAGCAAGGATGTCGGCTGGGGATAGCTTGACAACGGGGATACGGTAGCGAGTAGCAATCTCAGCTGCGAGCGCCGCTGATAGCTTTAGCTCTGCCTGTGAGTAGGCATCGTTCCATTGCTCTGCACTCTGGCTAGCAGAACCAGCATGCTCAATGGAAATAGACTGTTGGTTTAATGTGTAGTCATCCACTGCCCATGCAGTATCAAACTCAGAGACTGACTGGACTACCTGCTTGTCATCCACCATGTAGTGGGCGGATGCCTGCGGTGCCGTCTTGCCTGCAAACCAGCCAGCTACTTGCTTGGCTCGTCCTTCAGACTCAGGGGTTTCCATGGTGTGCACCACAATGAGATGTGGGATGTGACCATTGCGACCCTTGGTGTAGTTGGTTGCTTGGTAAAAAGGGTAAGTCATTCTTTGTCCTCGATGAGTTCTTCTAGGTGCTCAATCTCTTGCTTTTCTAGCTTGAGGATGTGGCGGATAATCTGTGCATCCCGCTTGGTCTGCCCAATCATGGCAATACCAATGATGAGTTCTACCGTTACCGCTAGCCACGAGGCTAGGTTCATCCAATGTACATAAGACTTGTCATCACCAAACCATGATGGCTTAATCCACCAGACCACAGTAGTCGCAGTCCATGCAATTACAAAGAACCAATTCCGAATCACGCTTTGTATTGTCCATGAAATCTGCTCGCTAAAGGTAAGGATGTCGCCGGTATCTGGGTGGATGTACTTACGCTTAAACATCCTGTCTCGCTTTCATTACCTCGACATCAGTCTTAATTAACTGTTGGTTCTCCATCAGGGCATCAACCTTGTTGATGAGCCCTGTCTTGCCATCGTTGTATAGTGCATACTCAATGCGGTTAGTTCGCTTGTCCATCTCACTGACGAGGTGCAGTAGCGGGGTAACCTGTTCGTTAATCACACGGTTGAGGTAGTGCTTAAAGACAAAAGATGCCCCAGCTAGTACGCCGGTCAAGACAAAAAAGTACGAGTAGACAATGGTGGCAGTGTTAACGTTCACGTGTTATACCGTTCTGACTGTGATAACGACAACCCCGCCAAAGTTTGTCAGCTTCTTATCTGGGGACATTTTGTTGACAAAGGTTAGTTCTTCAATCAAACACTGGCTAGTTTCTCCAGTGCGGAAGTCTTGCAGTGTGACCACGTCACCTGCTGCCTCTAGTGATTCCAGTGCAGCTAGCTTGTCGAAGGCACGACCTTCGTATCCAATGGTGCCGTTGTACTTGTCCGTCTCTACGTCGTAGCACAGTAGCGGTATCTTGATGATACGGGTACGAGGTGTAGCAGGCACAGCCTTGAGCTGGTAGCCTTTGAAAGTAGGTCCAGTTGTAGGGTCAGTAGCATCACGGTACAAGGTAAAGCGCAGGGCGATAGCATCCTGTGCTCCTGATGGGGAAGTAATGGTCACTTCAGGTGTACCAATGACGTTGTTGTACGACACGATGTTGTACTGGTTGCCTGCTGTATCTACTGTATAGATACTCATAGAACCCTTGGTAACACCAGCGGTGGTACCTGATGGCGCTATGCCATAGTCACCGCGTGCCACTACACGTTTGAAGTTCTTCTGTTCCAATGTGTTGTAGCGAATGTAACCAGTTTGTACAAAACCATCAGTCATCAGTTGAGTTGCCGACTGTATCCACAGCCCTTGGCTAGCTGGGGTGCCAGCATCCGTTGATGCAAGAAAAGTAAGTTGATTGGTGTTACCCAAGAACGCAATGTCGTAGGTAGTGCCGGGCAAGTTATCCGCTACTACATCTTGTGTCGTAGCAAAGCGGAGCGTGTCAATCTCATTGGATAAGTCAATGCGCCATGTACCTGCGTAGGTATCGGTGCCATCAGAGACTGCGCTACCAAACCAGACATAGGAATCACGGGCTGCAAAGCCGCGCACTGGCGTGGTAGTGTAGACCAACAGCGGACCGTAGGTAATGTAACCCGTGGCTTGGTCTACCTGTGCTACACGCGCACCCTTGTTGGTGCCAATGATGAGATACTCACCAAGGTGGGAATACATAGAGTAAATAACTTCACCTTGTGGTAGTTGCGCTGCCACAATACCTGAAGTAAGCACAGGCATGGTGCCTTGTGTGGTAAGAACAAACATGTAGATAGCAGAGTTAACGCCAGAGTAGCCAGCTGCATAGATAGCAGGACCAGCCTCTTCAATGTCTGTCCATATCCAGTTAGGATTTGGGTGGGTGTACACAGGGTAGTTAGAGTTAACCGTTACCGTACCTGTGTTGGTAGCGTAAGCAAGGTTGGTTCCTGTGTTAAAGACAGTAAAGCTGTTAGGTGCAGGCACACCCATGACCATGTAGTTACCATTGTAAACAGAACCGTTGGTACCAACGCTACTGATGGTGATGTGGTCATTGACAGAAATGGTGTGGTTAGTGCTGGTGACAATGGTAGCCGTGTTGGTTGTTGCGTCATTCTGTGTAGCTGTAATGGTAAAACTTGTTGCACTACCAGAGCTAACGGCAGGTAATTCATACAGCGCATTGTTGATACCAGCAACAAGGCGTTGCTTAGCCCAGTGCATAGCAGAAGAAGTTGTTACTGCTGGTACGGAGTACAGGGTAGTTGGGCTACCGCCAGCAAGCGGAACGGATTTAACGCTGGTTCCGTCTATGTAGTAGCAATAGGAGCCGTCCGTCGTGAACGAATAAACAGTGCTGCTTGGGCTAACCAGTGTGGTCTTGGTGCCGTTAGCTGCTACCTTGTAGATGTTGGTGTCCAACATAATGACATAGTCGCCATCACCGGTGGCATGGTATGCCTCAAGGTGAGTGGCTGCTGTAGTAGATGTACACAAGCTGGTGCTGTTAAGAAGTGTTACCTGTCCTTGGTTGAAGACATTTACACCATAGGAAATGTTGTAGCGGTACGAGTTAGATGCCAGCGTAGTAGAGAAGGGGTTGGCAAATGGGTCGTAGAAAGTAACGCCTTGACCAGCGTGGAAGCTGGACTGGCTACGAAGCCACCAGCCTGTGATGGACTGTTCGCCCGGGTCACGCTGTGTATCGAACTGGTTCTTACGGAACGGCGCAGTGCTGCGCTCGTATGCATGCTGGTCGCTAGCGTCGAGGATGAACGGAATGCCACCGATGGCTACATCGTAGTCAATGCCTGAGTTCTGCCAGATAGTTCCAGCAGTAATACCAAGGTCAACGGCAATAGCTTCGGATGCTCTACCTTCGGTAATGTCATAGCCGGACATCTATCCTCCTCAAAAGAAAACCCCAGCCGTTTGGTCTACTCGGTACGCCTAACGCCTAAGCCGAGTTTCAGGGACGGTTCTGGGGTAAATTGTTTATTTGTACTAATTTGTTAGTGCAGCTACTTCTTCGCCCGTCAAGCCAAGCGACTGCAACTTAGCCTGTGCGGCTAGCTTTGCATCTGCCTTAGCCTGGTCCGCAGCAGCTTTTGCCTGCGCGTCAGCAGCAGCTTGAGCTGCTTGCTGGTCGCGCTCTGCAATCTCGGCAGCAGTCAGAGCAATCTCTGTTACTTCGCCAGTAGCGCAGTTAACCTCGATACGAGTATCAGCCATTTGTTACTACCTCTTTCCAAGAAGTTGTTGGTTCATCCCATGAATACATCTTGCCGTCTG